GCGGCCTGCCGGCCGCGGCCTGCCAGGCACCGAGAATTGTTGCAGCGCAGCATGGGGGGAGGGAGGGCCCGCGCCCCGCCGTGCAGGTCAGGGCAGCGTTCGTGAACAATTTTTTTTGCAAAATTTTTTTACGCCCCAAATAGGCTAAATGGACAACAGGTTTAAGTCCGTGGTATAACGCCGCCATGTTCCAGTCCCTACCACTGGCTATCCGACCTAGAGTTCAGGCGACAGAGGCGCGTCTGGATGCCATATATAAAGCAGCATCTATGGGGTTGAAAGGAGATTCACTGGCACTGGCGTCGGGGATGCTGCCTTTAGAGTACCGGCAATTGTGCCAATTTGACCCATTGGCCGAGCTGGCGGCGCAAAAGGGCAAGGCCGACAACGAACTGCGCGCAGCGCAGAAGTTAAACGATGCGTCTGAGCAGGGCGACGCCAAGGCGAGTCTGGCGATACTCCAACACGTTCACGGCTGGACGGCCCGGCAAGAGATCAGCGTGGACGTGTACCAGAAGATCAGCGTCATCACGGCGCTTGAACAAGCCCGCGCCAGAGTGATCGAGGGTCAAGCAGTTGAAATAAGCTCCTGATGCAACTGCCTATCTACCAGTCAGACGAGGAACAAGGGCTAATGGTGGAGTTGTGGTCACCCGCAATCGCGGATGACCCCGAGGCGTTTGTCCTTTTTGCATTTCCTTGGGGCCAGAAGAACACCCCGCTTGCAAACTTCAAAGGCCCGCGCAAGTGGCAGCGCGAGGTGCTACGCGACATCAAGCAACATATAAAAGAGAACCGCGTGGACATGTCCACGCTAAGAGAGGCGGTCAGCAGCGGCCGGGGCATCGGTAAGTCGGCCTTGGTATCTTGGTTGGTGCTGTGGATGCTGACCACCCGCATCGGGGGTAGTGTCGTCATCAGCGCAAACTCGGAGAACCAGTTGCGCTCGGTGACTTGGGCTGAGCTGACCAAGTGGTCGGCGATGGTCATCAACAACCACTGGTGGGAGATCAGCGCAACTAAACTGGTGCCGGCGCAGTGGCTACGCGAGTTGGTCGAGCGGGATCTGAAAAAAGGCACTCGCTACTGGGCAGCCGAGGGCAAGCTGTGGTCGGCCGAGAACCCCGACAGCTACGCCGGGGTCCACAACCAAGACGGCATGATGCTGATCTTTGATGAGTCGAGCGGCATTCCCAACCCGATCTGGGAGGTGGGCGCTGGGTTCTTTACCGAGAACACACCGGACAGGTACTGGTTTGCTTTCAGCAACCCCCGGCGCAATGAGGGTTACTTCTTTGAGTGCTTCCACGCTAAACGGGCGTTTTGGAACACCCGCACCGTGGACGCCCGCACGGTGGAGGACACCGACAAGGCGGTGTACGAGCAGATTATCGCTGAGTACGGCGAGGACAGTCCCCAGGCCAAGGTGGAGGTGTATGGTGAATTTCCAAGCGCGGGTGAGGATCAGTTCATCTCGGCGGTGCTGGTGGACGATGCAGCAAAAAGACCCAGATACAAGGACTCCACCGCGCCTGTGGTTATGGGAATTGACCCAGCGCGAGGCGGTGCTGACTCGACGGTTATCGTGGTCCGTCAGGGGCGCGACTTGGTGGCGATAAAACGCTACTCGGGCGAGGACACCATGACCATCGTGGGGCGGGTGATCGACGCAATCGAGGAATATAAGCCTACTTTGACGGTAATTGACGAGGGCGGACTCGGATATGGCATACTTGACAGGCTAAACGAGCAGCGGTATAAGGTGCGAGGCGTCAATTTTGGCTGGAAAGCCAAGAATTCGATCATGTGGGGCAACAAACGTGCTGAAATTTGGGGTGGAATGAAGGATTGGCTAAAGACTGCCAGTATTTCAGAGGACCGGCAACTAAAGGCCGACCTAACCGGCCCGATGAAGAAGCCCAACAGTAGCGGTACGATTTTCCTTGAGGGGAAAAAAGAGATGCGAAGCCGAGGACTGGCCTCACCGGACGCCGCTGACGCGCTGGCGGTGACCTTTGCATTTCCCGTCGCGCACCGCGAGTATCGGGAGCCTGCCAAACGCGCCGCGTCATCTCACGCCAGCGTAACCAACTCTTGGATGGGATCGTGAAGAAAAGCGTGTCTCTAGCGGTAGGTCGTGGCGAGAAGTTGCCCGTCAGCCAAGGTGCCGGCCTCACGGCCAAGGGCCGCGCCAAATACAACGCAGCTACAGGCAGCAACTTGAAGCCGCCGGCACCCAGTCCTAAGACCGCAGCCGACAAAGGGCGCAAAGCGTCATTCTGTGCCCGCATGTCTGGGGTAGTCAGGAACGCCAGCGGTCCCGCTGAACGTGCCAAAGCCTCTCTCAAACGATGGAAGTGCTAACCATGCCACTGGTCAAATCAAAGACACCGCAAGCCTTCCGTAAGAACATCAAGGCCGAAGTAGCTGCGGGCAAGCCCGTGAAGCAAGCGGTGGCAATAAGTTACGCTGTCAAGCGCGCTGCAACAGGCAAGAAGAAATAGTGGCCTATCAAGACACAGGCATCAACGAAGCGGGTGCGGTAGCCTCCGGCGGCACCAAGTCCGACCGTGGCAACGGCGAGATGCTGGCAACCATGCGTACCCGCCTGACAATGGCGATTGCCGCCTATTCAGATTCTCGTGAGGACGAGCTGGACGACCTGCGCTTTCGCGCTGCCAGCCCCGACAACCAGTGGCAGTGGCCGGCCGATGTGCTGGCGACACGCGGATCGGTGCAGGGCCAGACAATCAACGCCAGACCCTGCCTGACCATCAACAAGCTACCGCAGCATGTGCTGCAAGTCACCAACGACCAAAGACAAAATCGGCCAAGTGGCAAGGTGATCCCTGCTGATGATAAGGCCGATGTCGAGGTAGCCGAGATATTCAACGGGATTGTGCGTCATATTGAGTACATCTCGGATGCTGATGTAGCCTACGACACCGCTTGCGACAACCAGGTGACGTTCGGCGAGGGTTATTTCCGCATTTTGACCGAATACTGCGACGACAACAGTTTTGAACAGGATTTGCGAATCGGGCGTATTCGGGACAGTTTTAGCGTTTATATGGATCCAACCATCCAAGATCCGTGCGGATCTGACGCGGAATGGTGCTTTATCAATCAAGAAATCACCAAAGACGAGTACGAAAGGCAGTTTCCCGATGCCTCACCCCTGTCCAGTCTTGCTTACGGTGTTGGGGATGGTCAATTAAACGCCTGGATCAACCAAGACACGGTGCGGATTGCCGAGTATTTCTACATCGAGCATGAGGCCAAGAAACTGAACATGTACCACGGCGGCATCACCGCGATGGTCGGTTCGCCGGAGGCGAAACAGGCTGAAATGATGGGGTTAAAGCCCATCAAGACGCGGGATGTGGACGTAAAACGGGTTAAATGGTGCAAAACCAACGGTTTTGAGGTGCTGGAAGAACAAGCCTGGGCGGGTAAATACATCCCCGTTATCCGCGTGATCGGAAACGAATTTGAGATAGATGGGCGGATGTACGTCAGCGGTCTGGTGCGAAACGCGAAAGACGCGCAACGTATGTACAATTATTGGGTTAGCCAAGAAGCAGAGATGCTGGCGCTGGCACCCAAGGCACCATTCATTGGCTACGGCGGTCAGTTTGAGGGGTATGAGCAGCAGTGGAAAACGGCCAACATCAACAACTGGCCCTATCTGGAGGTCAATCCAGACGTTACAGACGGGCAGGGCGGCCCGCTGCCACTGCCACAACGGGCGCAACCGCCGATGGCCTCAAGCGGTCTGTTGCAGGCCAAGGCGGGGGCGTCCGACGACATTAAAAGCTCCACGGGGCAGTACGACAGCAGTCTGGGCGCCACCAGCAACGAGCGGTCTGGGCGGGCTATTCTGGCGCGGGAAAAGCAGTCCGACACCGGCACCTACCACTATGTGGACAACTTGGCGCGGGCGATTCGCTACGCCACACGGCAGTTGGTCGATATGATCCCAAAGATCTACGATACCCAGCGCATTGCGCGCATCATTGGTGTGGATGGCGAGACAGACCAAGCCATGATTGACCCTTTGCAGCCGATGCCGGTCAAAAAAATCCAGAACGAGCAGGGCATTGTCATCAAGAAGATCTACAACCCCGGCGTTGGGACTTACGACGTTGCGGTAACCACCGGCCCGAGCTACATGACCAAGCGGCAGGAATCCCTCGACGCGATGTCCCAGTTGCTGCAAGGCAACCCGCAACTGTGGGCGGTGGCGGGGGACTTGTTCATCAAGAACATGGACTGGCCGGGGGCGCAGGAGATGTCAGCTCGTTTTGCCAAGACGATTGATCCCAAGTTGTTGTCCTCGGGCGAGAACGACGCGCCGGAACTGCAAGCCGCACGGCAGCAAATTGAAGCGATGGGGCAGGAAATGCAGCAGATGCACGGGATGCTGCAAAACGTCAGCAAGTCAATGGAAGCCCAAGACATCCAGATCAAGCAGTTTGACAGCCAGGTAAAAGCCTACGATGCCGAAACCAAGCGAATCAGCGCGGTGCAGGCCGGCATGTCGCCCGAACAAATCCAAGACATAGTCATGGGAACCGTACACGGCATGATTACTTCTGGCGATCTAGTTGGCGAGATGCCGGGGCGGGACACGGATATGCCTGGTATGCCTGAAATGCCACAAGAGGGCATGGAGCAACAACAACAACAAGGGATGCCGCAATGAAATGCGCCGACTTTCTGGGAATGCTATTTTTAGCGCGGGACGTGGCGCACTCAGTGCATTTAAATACCCGCAGCTATTCCAAGCACGTAGCATTAAACATTTTCTACGAGCGTGTTGTGGGCGTTGCGGACGACTTTGCCGAAGCCTACCAAGGGCGGCATGGTTTGATCGGTCCAATCACGTTGATGTCGGCCAAAAAGACTGGCAACATCATTGAGTTTCTGGAAGACCAGTTGAAGGAAATTGAAGCAGCGCGGTATGACATTGTGGACAAGTCTGACACCTCGTTGCAGCAACTCATCGACAACATCGTCGAGGTTTATCTGCGAACCTTGTACAAATTGCGCTTCTTGGCATAGGACTAAACATGGCCTCAAACTACCTGAACATCAGCGCAACCACGCAAATCAAGGTCGGTGCCGGTAAACTCAAAGGCATCATGTGCAGCACCGCATCAGCCACGCCGACCATTGCGGTCTATGACTCGGCGACTGCGGCTACGGGTGCAATCACAATAATCGCAGAATTTGTACCCAGCGCGCATACGATGTATTCGTTGACGGGGGACGACGGCGGGATCTGGTTTAACAAGGGTTTATATGTAGTGATCGGCGGCACCGTTGGTGTCACGTTCATTTACGAATAGGAACAACCATGGCCCATTATTATCAGTTGAGTGTAACTGCCGGTGTGCCAAACAAGACCACAATTAAGGTGGGCTTTGGAAAACTTAAGGGCCTATTTTGTAGCTCTGCATCCGCCACGCCTCGCGTGACTGTGTATGACTCCGCGACCCAGACGGCAGCAGACGGCACAATTATTAGCCTATTAACCCCACAAGCCAGCGAGAATTATCCGTTGAGTGGCGCGGATAGTGGTATCGGATTTAGCCGTGGTCTGTATGTGTTGGCTACGGGCACGATGGAATTGACTTTTGTCTATGAATAACCGCACTGGCGCGGAACGCCAGGGATTCCAAGGAATCAAGCCATGTCTGAAGAAGTGATAGCGGAACAACCCGCGCCGGAACAGGTAGCCACGGCAGCACCTGAGCCTGAGATAGTAGCGCCGGTAGAAGCATCCGAAGTTGAGTCCAAAACTTTTACCCAAGAGGAAATGGACGCGGCTATCGGTAAACGGCTTGCAAGAGAGCAGCGAAAGTGGGAACGAGAGCAGCGCACGGCCCAACCCGCCGCGCCGGTTGTAGCAGCACCTGTCACGCCGGAACAGTTTGCGGACACTGATGCGTATGTCGATGCACTGACAACGCAGAAAGCCCAACAGCTAGTCCAGCATCAACAGTTGCAAAAGCAACAGCAAGAATTGCTGGCGACCTATCACGACAAGGAAGAAGACGCGCGGACTAAGTACGAGGACTTTGAACAAGTTGCGTACAACCCCAAGCTACCAATTACCGACGTGATGGCGCAGTCGATTCAAGCATCGGAGAATGGCCCTGATGTTGCGTATTATCTGGGGACTAATCCGAAGGAAGCTGCACGAATTGCCAACTTAGCTCCATTTTTGCAGGCAAAAGAAATAGGACGTTTGGAGGCAAAGATTGCTTCTGAACCCATTACAAAACGTACTTCCAGCGCACCTGCGCCGATTTCGCCCGTCACCGCTCGCGGAGGTCACTCCGGCGGCTTTGATACCACCGACCCAAGGTCAATTAAAACAATGACCACAAGCCAGTGGATTGAAGCTGAAAGGGCAAGACAAGTGAAAAAGCAGGAAGCGAGGCTCCGCTAACCACTTCAAGGAGTTTTAAAAATGGCTAATAGCCTACTTACCATCGACATGATCACAAGGAAGTCTCTCGAGATACTTGAGAACAACCTGGTGATTTCCCGCAACGTCAACAAAGAGTACGACGACAGCTTCGCTGTTGAAGGTGCCAAGATCGGTTCCACCCTGCGTATTCGCCTGCCGGATCGTGCGTTGGTGACCGACGGTGCCGCCCTGCAAGTTCAGGACGACAACGAACAGTACACCACGCTGACGGTATCAAGCCAGAAGCACATCGGCATTAACTTTACCTCTGCCGAATTGACCATGCAGTTGGACGATTTTGCGGAACGTGTGCTGAAGCCGCGTATCAGCCAATTGGCATCGAGTGTGGATGCTGACGTTGCCAACGCCTACAAGTCGATTTATGCTTCGGTTGGCACCCCTGGCACCACGCCGGCCACCGCTCTGGTTCTGCTGCAAGCGCAACAGAAGCTGAACGAGTCGGCTTCCCCGATGTCGCCGCGCTACGCCACCGTGAACCCCGCCGCTAATGCTGGGTTGGTCAACGGTATGACTGGCTTTTTTAACCCAACGGGTACGATTTCCCGCCAGTTCAAGACCGGAATGATGGGCGAAGGTGTTCTAGGCTTTGACGAGATGAACATGTCTCAGTCGATTGTTAGCCACACTACGGGCAATTTCCCTGCTGCGCCGATCTGCGCGTCAACGGTTCCGTCCACGCAAGGTGCGACAACGCTGGATATTACTTACACCAGCGGCACCAAATCCCTCAAGCAAGGCGATGTGTTTACCATTGCCGCGGTCTATGCGGTCAACCCGCAAACCCGTCTCAGCACGGGTAGCCTGCAACAGTTTGTTGTGACTGCTGATCAGACCTTGACCAGCACCTCGGCAACCATTGCGTTCCTGCCGGCTATGTACACCGCGAGCAATGCACTGGCGACGGTGGATGCGTTCCCGGTGTCTGCGGCTGTTATTACGTTTACAGGAACCGCGTCTACCGTGTACCCGCAAAACTTGGTCTATCACAAGAATGCGATCACGCTGGCAACGGCTGACCTCTTGCTCCCGCAAGGTGTCGATATGGCTTCGCGCCAAGTGCATAACGGTATCTCGATGCGGATCGTGCGTCAGTACGATATTAACAACGACCGGATGCCTTGCCGTGTTGATGTGCTGTATGGTTTCAACACCATCCGCGCACCGATGGCCTGCCGGATTTGGGGTTAATTAGTATCACCCTCGGCGTTGCCGGGGGTCAATCAAATTTAAGGAGCTTTTAAAATGGCACTTCCCTCAGTTGGTGGCGGCTATCAGTTTACTGATGGCAACCAAAGCGAACAAACAATTGGCACCCAAGCAGCGCCCCAAACGGCAACTGCAACCGCAACATTGACTGTTGCTCAAACTACCGGCGGTCTTTTGGTGGGTAACCCGTCAACGACGGCGGCTACCTACACATTTCCGACAGCCGCTTTGATTGACGCAACAATGACCAACATGAAAGTCAACAGCACTTTTGATTTGACTGTCATCAACCTTGGTACTTCCACCGGCATTATTACTATGGCTGTTGGCACCGGCATTACTGCGGTGGGTAACCTTTTGGTTGCTATTACCGGCAGTGCGGCTGGCGTTGGCGGTGCGGGGCAGTTTATGTTCCGCAAAACCGACACGGCAGCGTACACGGTCTATCGGGTAGCCTAAGCAACACCCGCCCCGTAGCAATACGGGGTGGGCTTTAAAGGACATAAAATGGTCATCTATATGCGTCACCCCGACCACGGCAACAAGGTTGCCATTGCAGAGGCCGAGGCGGTGTACGATGAAAAGAACGGTTGGGAACGCTACGAACCGGGCGTTTCAGAAGAAGATGTCAACGAATTGGCAAAACCGCGAGGGCGTCCTCGCAAGGAGATTGCAGCGTGACCACAACTGCCGGCGACCAGATTAACGGAGCCTTGCGGCTTATCGGCCAGTTAGCAGAAGGCGAAGTGCCATCGGCTGAGACTTCTGCCGACGCGCTGACCGCGATGAACCAGATGCTGGACAGTTGGTCGGCAGAACGGTTGTCGGTATTTTCTACGCAAGACCAAGTGTTTACTTGGACGCAAGGCTACAAATCAAGAACGCTTGGGCCAACAGGCGACTTTGTGGGCAACCGGCCTGTATTACTGGATGACTCGACGTATTTCCGAGATCCAAGCAACAATATCAGTTTTGGTATAAAAATTATCAACCAACAGCAATATGACGGGATTGCGGTAAAAACCGTTACTTCGACCTATCCGCAGGTGTTGTGGATTAACATGGACATGCCGAATGTATCCATGTACATATATCCGGTGCCGACCAAGGCGCTGGAATGGCACTTTATTAGCGTCACCGAGCTAACCGAACCCGCCACACTGGCGACTACCTTGGTGGTGCCTCCCGGCTACCTTCGTGCATTTCGGTTCAACCTGGCAGCGGAGATTGCGGCCGAGTTTGGTATCGAACCCCCGCCCCAAGTGCAACGGATTGCGATGTCCTCCAAACGTAACATCAAGCGGATCAACAACCCCGATGATGTGATGAGCCTGCCCTACAGCATCGTGGCAACCCGCCAGCGGTTTAACATCTACAGTTCTAACTATTAGCGCGGGTATTGGCTATGCGTACCCCGCCTCCATTTAAGTTAAATTGGAATATACCATGAAGACCCCCATCCTCGGCGGCAGCTACGTCGCCCGGTCGGTCAATGCGGCGGATAACCGCATGGTCAACATGTTTCCCGAAGCCGTACCGCAGGGCGGGAAAGAGGCAGGGTTCCTGTCTCGCGCTCCCGGCTTGCGTCTGCTTGCCACGGTTGGCACGGGGCCAATCAGGGGGTTGTGGCATTTTGGGGATTATTTGTATGTTGTCTCGGGTGTTGGTCTGTACCGAGTAAACACAAGTTGGGCCAGCACATATCTTGGGGCTGTGACTGGTACCGGCCAAGTCAGCATGGCCGACAACGGCACTCAACTGTTCATTGCTTGCAACCCTGACGGATATATCTACAACGCATCTACGCTAGTTTTTGCCAAGATAACGGATGTTGATTTTGCAGGCGCGGTGAACGTCGGGTATCTGGATGGGTATTTTGTTTTTAACGAACCCGATAGCCAGCGGTTTTGGGTGACCTCTTTGCTTGACGGAACCGCTATCGACCCGTTGGATTTTGCCAGTGCGGAAGGCTACCCCGACCAGATCGTATCGTTGCTGGTCAGCTACCGTGAAATCTGGTTGTTTGGATCTAATTCGGTTGAGGTCTGGTACGACGCGGGGACACCTGACTTTCCAATGGCGCGAATTCAAGGCGCATTCATGGAGACTGGTTGCATTGCGGCCTACTCGCCGGCCAAGTTGGACAACGCGGTGTTCTGGCTCGGCGCGGATGCCAGAGGCCAAGGACTGGTGTACCGAGCCAACGGCTACACACCGGCACGGGTGTCCACCCATGCAGTGGAGTTTGCCATTCAAAGCTACGGCAACATCACCGACGCAATCGGCTACACCTACCAGCAGGAAGGGCACAGCTTTTATGTGCTGATATTCCCCACTGCCGATGCAACGTGGGTGTATGACGTATCCACCGAGATGTGGCACGAGAGGGCGGGTTTTTCTGACGGGCAGTATGTGCGCCACCGCAGCAACTGCCAAGCCGCATTTAACAACGAAGTCGTGGTTGGTGATTACCAGTACGGTTATATTTACGCCTACGACATGGACGTTTATGCCGACAACGGCAGCATCCAGCGGTGGTTGCGGTCGTGGCGAGCGTTGCCGACGGGACAGAACAACCTGAAGCGCACGGCCCAACACAGTCTGCAACTGGATTGCCAGACAGGTGTCGGGTTGAACAGTGGTCAGGGCAGCGATCCCCAGGTCATGCTGCGCTGGTCCGATGACGGCGGCCACACTTGGTCAAACGAGCATTGGAAGTCAATGGGCGCGATTGGCGCGTCGGGATACCGCACCTTCTGGCGGCGACTTGGGATGACCGAGAAGATTCGCGACCGAGTGTACGAGGTGTCCGGTACTGACCCCGTGAAGATCGCCATCATGGGGGCGGATCTCTTTATTACGCCCACCAATGCCTAATGGCTAACATCACCAACATCCCGGCGCCTCGGGTTGCATTACTTGACGAGCGCACCGGGTTGATGTCAAGGGAATGGTATCGGTTTTTCCAGAATCTGTTTATTTTGACAGGCAGCGGATCTAACCCGATTACGCTGGACGAACTGCAACTTGGCCCGCCCCCTGCGGATATAGCCACCCTTGGCGGGATTGCCTCCATTTCGGTTGCCACGGCTAACGGTCTGGCCGGCACCAGTTCAGGCGGCACAACACCCGCGCTGACCTTATCCACGACCATCACCGGAGTGCTAAAGGGCAACGGGACTGCCATCAGCGCGGCGACCTCCGGCACCGATTACGCACCGGCGACCAGCGGCACCTCGATCCTGTACGGCAACGGTGCGGGTGGGTTCTCTAACGTAGCCATAGGCAGCGGTGTTGCCTTTGCAGGCGGGACGTTGTCTGCTACCGGCTCGGGCGGCACGGTCACCAGCGTTTCAGGCACCGCCGGACGGATTACCAGCACCGGCGGGGCTACACCTGTCATTGATCTGGCCTCGGGGGTTGCAACACCGGGGACAACCGGATCTGCGACGTTGGTGCCGGTGGTGACCATCGACACCTACGGGCGGGTGACTGGCATCACAACCGCCGCCAACCCTCAAGGGACGGTCACCAGCGTAACGGGAACCTCGCCGGTGGTCAGCTCAGGCGGCGCAACGCCAGCAATCTCAATGCCCGCCGCCACAACGTCGGTAAGCGGTTATCTGACATCAACGGACTGGACAACCTTTAACGGCAAAGGCAGCGGCACGGTCACCAGTGTGGGTAGCGCGGGGTCTGTCAACGGCATTACCCTGACCGGCACAGTCACAAGCTCGGGAAGCCTGACGCTGGGCGGCACCTTGAGCGGGGTCAGTCTGGTGACGCAGGTCACCGGCAATCTGCCGGTTACAAACTTGAATTCCGGCACTGGCGCGTCCGCATCAACTTATTGGCGAGGGGATGCAACATGGGCGGCGGTGGTGTCTGGAGCGTCAATTAGTAACGACACGACCACGGCAACTAACCTGTACCCCCTGTTTGCAGCAGCGACCTCTGGCACCCCGACTACGATCTACACCGGCAATGCCAAACTGCTCTACAAACCTTCTACGGGCGAATTGTCGTCCACCGTCCTAAACGCATCAAATGGACTTATTGTGAATAAACAAACCGTTGCAACAAGTTATACAATAGCCTCTGGAGACTGCGCCATGTCCGCAGGCCCGATAACCGTGTCGGGTGGGGTAACTGTAACGGTGTCCAGCGGTAGTCGATGGGTGATTCTATGACAGTGACAGTTAAGGTTCTGATCCCCGCCAAGATTGCTGAAGATAGCCAAACTCAGCAGTACGCCGCGTCCAATGTGACCACGATTATCGACAAGTTTACGGCTACCAACTACAGCAGCGGCGCGGCGACTTTGAGCATCAATTTGGTCACCTCGGGTGACACACCGGGCAACCGTAACCTGATTACCAAGGCCCGTTCGTTGGCCGCCTCCGAAGTGTATACTTTTCCCGAAATAGTGGGTCAGGTGCTTGATAGTGGAGGTTTTATCTCAACGATAGCCGGAACTGCGTCGGCCATCACTATTCGCGCTTCTGGCCGCGAAGTGTCTTAAAGGAACGATCATGGCGAATCCCACAGGCGCGTATGCCAGTATGTCACCGACCGAATTGCAATCGGCGATTCAAGCCTTGTTATCACAACAATCAGCAAACGGCGGTGCTAATGCAGACCCCGTTTTTGCTCAAGAATTAGCCAAGGCGGGATATGGATCTAATCTGCCTTCGATGGGCGGCGTGGGGGACATCGGTATTGCGGGGCCGAATACCGGCACCATCACGATGCCTGACGGGTCCAAGCAAATCATCAACTACTACGTTGGTGGCACCAATGTTGGTGAGTACCGCACCGACGACCAAGGCAACGTCTACTCGACTTCGAATGCGGGTGACACGAACCGGATAAAGCCCACTGGCCTGGGGTTTGTAGGAGACAACCAGTCCGCGTACATCACCCCGCGAGGCGGCGGCGAAGCGGTGTTGACACCCCCACCCACAAACAACGGCAACGAGTCTTGGCTACAGGGTTTGATGACTCTCGCCCCTGTGCTGTTGCCAGCTATTGGAGCAGCGTATGCGCCGGAAATAGGTAGTTTCTTTGGCGGTGGTGGGACCGGCGTAGAAGCTCAATTGGCGCAGAATGCTCCATACAATACGGCGTCGCTCCAAGCGTTTGACCCAACTACAGGGGCATTGATTGACCAGACTGCCGGTGGCGGGGCGAATAATCCATACGCGTTGTCGCAGTACCCCGGTTCAGTTTCAGGGGGTGTTGGTGGGGCGTTTGGTGAAAATGCGTATGATTATGCTAACGCAGGATATGACATACCCGCCGCGTCAAGTGCTGAAGCGGCGGCGGCTGGCGCAGGCGCTGCCGGTGGCGGTATTGGCAACGCCTTGATGTCCGCTGCGGGTAAGTTTGGCACGGGCTTGCTGAACAACCCCGCCCCGTTGGTGGGCGCTGGACTTAGCACCCTTGGCGCGCTCTACGGTGCGAACCAGATCGGGAAGTCAGCCACCAACGCGGCCAACACGCTGGGCGCGGCCAACACCAACGCGGCTAATCTGGCCTCCAACGCTAGTCTGGCGGCGACCGATTTGCAGCGGCAGCAATTCCAACGTCAGCAAGAACTACAGCAACCGTTCTACAACGCGGGGGTCAACGCCTTGCCGGCCTACGCCTCGGGGGTAATGCCTGGTGGCAGTCTGGTCAAGCCGTTTAGCCTAAATGACTTTTTAGCCAATCAAGACCCCGGGCAAAAGTACAGAACCGCGATGGGACTTGACGCAATTCAATCTACCGCAGTATCAAAAGGACTTGGTCAAAGCGGCAAAACGTATCTTGGTTTAATGCGCGCTGGGCAAGACTACGCAAGCCAAGAATACCAGAACGCCTACAACCGCTATGTGAACGATCAGGCTACCCAGCGCAACGCATTGGCTGGGCTGACGGGTTACGGCCCAACTTCCGCGTCTAACATCGGCGCGGCGGGGCAGAACTATGCTTCCAACGTGGGTAACTTGGGCACGGCCACTGCAAATACGATTGGCAACTTGGGTACGAATACTGCCTCGCAGATAGCCAACGCGGATCTGACGGGCGCTGCGGCAAGACAATCGGCTTACGGCGGCGCGGCCAACGCCTTTAACGCCGCGCTTAACCCGAATCCTTTGAACGCATTTTTGGCTAGATCGATAGGGAACCCATATGGCTGATGTCAATTTCGGTATTCTCGACACACAGGCACCGGGGCGCATCGCCGCCATACCGCAGCAAGCCCAGGCACAGCAGACGCAGAACATGCTGACAGCCTTGCAGGCACAGCAGACCGTGCGGCAGGGCGAAGTCTCGCAGATGCAGTTGCAGAAGATGAAACAAAGCGAAGTTGGGCTTGAAAAGATACGCCAAGCGTCTATATCTCTTGGCGGGCCGCCCAATCTGAGAGCTATTGCAAACGCATACCTTAGTTCAGGTGATCCTGAACACCAAAAATTTGGCGTGGGTTTGGTAAAAGAACTAGACCAACAAGATCAATTCAAATCCATTATGCAAGGGTCCACCAATAATCTGACGCCTCAACCAGCACCAGCACCAGCACCAGCACCAGCACCAGCACCAGCACCAGCACCAGCGGGCGCGAATAACCTTGCGCTTACAGTTCAAGGCTTGCCAAGCAATGTCTTAGAAATGCAAAACAAACGCGACAGGTTAATTACGTTGGGGACACCTCAAGCTATTGCTATGGCTAAGGCAATAGAAAAAAGCATTGAACTAGTAGAAAGACCATTCATGCACAACGTGCCGGGTGTAGGTACTGTTGATGCTAGGGGCCAAGTGATTGTGCCTGTTGGATTGTCAGAGGAACTTCGCACGATGCGGGAACTTGGGTTTCCCAATACGCAAGCAGGGTACACAGCGTTTCGCGATACTCAACGTCAAGATCGGTTGCTCACGCCAGCCGAAGAATCGCAAAGAGTGCGTATCGCTGGCGCAAGTCGTGCGCTCGCCCAACCTGTTGCGCCAACGATTACGCAAATTGTTGACCCATCAAACCCCAACCAAATGATTACGATTGACGCTCGGCGGTACACCGGCGGCGGTTCGGGATCTGCGGGGGTTATTGGCGTGTCCGGTAAGGAACCCTCAGCAGCGTTGCGCGAAAACAAGCTAGAGGCAGGTAAGACTTTACTTGCGGATGAGATTTCAAATTTAAGGCGTTCTTTAGGCGTACTAAACACACTGGAAGCAATACCAAGCACCGAACGCGGTGTCCTGTCCAATTTAGGTTCTTCAATACAAGCATCGGGTACTGGGCAGTTCTTTGGAAAAGTGTCCGGTACAGAAGCTCAAACCGAACGCGATCTTATTAGCAGTTCTAAATTGAGGTTAGTAAATGCAATAAAACAAGCTACGGGTATGTCGGCGCAACAGTTAAATTCCAATGTGGAATTGCAGACTATGCTTAAGTCACTTAGCGACCCGTCACAAGCTATTGAAACTAATACCCGCAACTTGGACAACATTGAAACAGCGTATGTCAAATCTGCGCCGGTAAGCGCGCCGACTAAGCCGCAAACGCCCGTTACAGCGCTATCCCCAATAGATCAACAAGCGTTGGACTGGGCCAAAGCTAATCCAAACGACCCTCGGGCAACGCAAATAAAACAAAGAAACGGGGTGAAATAGATGGCCGCAACTGCATTTGACCCCGATGCGTACTTAGCCGCACCGGCGGCATTTGACCCCGATGCGTATCTATCTAGTAAAAAGGGAAGCCTCGTAGATCAGATACCGGGGATGCCGCCGGTAGCCGCCCCTGCGCCTTCGCCATCGATGTACCAGCGGGTGCTAGGCGCGGCTGAAGTGGTGCCTGGGTTAATCGGCGGTGCGGTCAGCAGTGTTGCGGCGCCTGTCGCGGGGTTGGTTAGCTCACTGACCAGCGGCAAGTTTGGAACGCCTGAAGGTGCGGCTGCCGGCGAACGCACGGTAAAACGCGCTCAAGAAATGCTGGGCTACAGGCCAGTAACCCAACCCGGTGCGGAAAACATACGAGCCGTAGGTGAGGCAATGGCACCGCTTGTAGGTGTCCCTGTACCCACCATGAACGCGTTAGCCCGCACATCCGGCGCACCTTTGCGCTTGGCAACCAATGCCTTGCGTGGTGAAGCTGAACTGGCGGGTGGTGCAATAGTTGACAAAATAAAAACTCGCGCCGCAACTACGCAAACGGCCAACGAAACAAAAAGTTACGCAAACGCACCGCAAATTGAGGCCGCACAAATAGGCACAAGGCTTAAACTTGTTGCTGATCCTTCAATATCCAACCCCACCGCGTCCACACGCGTTCTTAGTGCTTTGGCAGGGCCAAAAATAAGTGCTGATTTGTCCACGCATAATATTGCGCGGGTTAAACAATTAGTAAGAGATGATCTTGACGCGCCGGAAGGAGAAATAACTACCAAGACCATAGACACCGCATTAAATAATGCAAGTAAAGATTCTTATGATGTGGTTCGTAAGTTACCCACATTAACTGTTCCGCTTGAAGCTGAACAAGCGTTACTCAGCACGCCCAAAGAAGCCTTAATCGGCGGCGACGCGGCGGCGGCGGCGGTTAAATCTTTGGTGGATGAAACACTGGGTAAATTAGGCGCCGGTCGGAATGGATCTTTGGTGCTTGATGATATACGCCAGTTAAGATCCGAAGCAAACGCTACGCAAAAAGCCGCCGATATTGGAACAACACCACCGAGTCCTACCGAAATGGCGCGGGCAAAAGCGCAGATGAGAATCGCAGACATTTTAGAGTCTGTGATTGACGCAAACGCGCCTAAAGAAGTTCTCCCCGCTTTGCGCGCTGGTCGGACACGGATGGCGCAAATATACGCGCATCAACGGGCATTTGATTTTGCGGGGCAAACCTTTGACCCGCGAGAGTACGTCAAGATGTATAACGAACGGCAAGGTAATATGAGCGGATTGGGTGCTGATATAGCTCAGTTTGCCGCCGCCAACCCTACGGTTATGACTGATACTGCGGCTAAAGGCTACCTTTTCCCCCGAATTGTGCGCGGAAGTTTAGGCGCTACAGTAGGCGGCGCGTTGGGTACTTTGACTGCAAACCCCGTAGGTATTGGCGCGGGCATGGCCGCAGGAATTGCCGCCGAGCGCGGTTTGGGCAATTTAATTACCCGCAAAATGACAGACCCCGCGTTTCAAGCCAAGTATGCGGTGCCGCCGGATTTTCGCCGACCGGCGCCAGACACGGGGCTTACCCTAGCACCGTCGTGGGAGCAGTCAGCTTTTGCGCCTAGAGAAGCACCGCCAACGCAAACGGGGAATCAATTTACTTTAGGCAACTACCCATCACCGCAAGCGCCCGCGCAGCTAACAATGCCAAGTATTGATTACCCGGGCTACCCTAAGCAACCCGTTGATATTGTGCGCCGGTATCAAGAAGGAGCGGAAACCGCTCAGATAGCAACAGAAGCGGCAACTCGCGCACCTACAGGTCGCGGAATTGCGCTTGAAATGGGGCCTAATGGCAAATTGCGCCCAGTTAGCCAAGGCATGGTCGGTGCCACACCAGATACCATTCTCAGCGCGGGGTATCCTCTTAATTCAGCGGTGGCTAAAATAACCTCTGGACGTAATTTTGCGTTATCTGCGGAAGAGAAAGTTGCATGGGACAAAACCCGTGTTGACATAGTCGAAGTTGCGCCGGGGTTCAACAAACTGTCCGACAAAGCAATCCTTGGCAAGATGCAGGACCGCGCATGGGTCGAGGACGCCATACAGAAAGCCCGCGACAAGGTTACCGCGTTTGATGAAATTGCCAACCGAGCCAAATCAGCGCAAGAGATCCGCGATGCGGTGGCTAACAGGGACCGGATGCTGGGCCTTGCGGAGTCGATGGACGAAGGATTGCGCGCTGGCCGGCCGGTTGCCAAGACTAGCCAAGGCCCAAAAACCCGCGCAGCGATCCGTAATAAACTGATACCAGAGGACGCCAACATTAACTCTCTAAGGCCATAACCATGAGCGCATTGCTGTCACCGCTACCGATCATGCAGTTCTTCACCTCTGCGGGTGTGCCTTTGTCCGGTGGGAAGCTGTACACCTACGCTGCTGGCACCTCCACGGCCCAGGCGACCTACACCGACTCGACCGGCAACACCGCCAACACCAACCCGGTCATCCTCAATAGCCGCGGCGAGGCCAACGTATGGATCAGCACAAGCCAGTACAAGTATGTCCTCAAGGACTCGACCGACACCCTCATCTGGACCGTGGACAACATCTCCACCTCCAGCGGCAGCGGTGGTGGTGGGGCCACTGGCGGTGGGGCTGATGAAGTGTTCTTTGAGAACCAGTTGATTGTCACCACCAGCTACACCCTGTCCACCAACAAGTCCGCCATGTCCGTGGGGCCGGTTACGATTAACGCGGGTGCAGTAGTGACAGTCCCCGGCGGCTACCGCT